CGGTACAATCAAAAATTATACTCCAAACGGTAACAAATAAAGGTAAATAATGAAATTTAAACCAGCACAAGGTTATATCGCAGTACAAGTCGAAACAATGCAAAAAAGTCAATCCGGTATCTACATTCCAACCGAAGCATTGTTGGATAGATTATCTAGAGGTAAAGTAGTGGGAACAAGTAATGTTCGTTTACCATTAACAGGTGAGCTATTGGAGCCAGATTTTAAATTGGATGAATCTGTATTATTCGTAAAAGGTACAGGCTATCCATTCAAAGTGGATGGCATTGAATTAATTTTATTAAAGAATGAAGAAATCTTAGGTACGGTGGAAGAATAATATGGACTATCCAGTATTAATTGTTAAATTGGCCTCTGGTGAAGAAATCGTAAGTAAAGTTCACGAAGAGGGTACAACCCTAGTTCTAATCAAACCACGACAATTTATTTTGCGTGATGATGGTAAGGGTGGTGTTGTTGGTGGATTAGCCGAGTTTATGCCAATTGCTAAAGGCCAAGTGGTTAATCTGGTGCAACGACCAATCGCAATGGCAGAACCAAATGATGATTTGAAGAATTCATATTTGAGATTGATTGGTGATGTTGTAATTGAAACCCCAAACAAATCTATTATTATCCCAAAATAATTGAAAGAAATATTATGACAGAATTAAACATTGTATCAATTGGGCATAATGACCTATTTGGTGAAGTGATAGCAGTAAAATTTCATGAGCATGATAGTATGGTCCGAATGACATTTACTGATACAAATAGAAATCATAGAGAATTATCTGTACTATTTACATCTGAAACACCCAGAATCCCATTAGTGGTTGAGGTTACTACTGATAGGTATCATAGGGAGTATAAATTGACGGTAATCCCCAATACCCTATGGTTAGAGGAAATTGAACAGGGTGATACATATTCGCCAGTAATCTACACCGACTTTAAAGTTGTGAAATGTACAATTGAATATGTAGAGGATTTTGACGTTGAGTAAACCTTATTATACCTCATTTTTCAGAAGAGGTAATAAGGTTTTCATCCGAAAAGTTAATGAAGATAAGACCAGAACTAACTATTCTGTAGAATATAAACCTAAGTTATATTTCAAAACTGATACCCCAAATTGTGATTATAAAACCTTAAATGGTGATGAATTACATGAGGTTGAATTTTCTGATATCAAATCAGCAAAGGGGTATGCTGATGCTTCTACGGCCCAAATGTTTGGTTATCCGAGATGGGAATATGCTTGTGTAGATGATGAATTTCCATACGAAATTGAATATGATTTTGCCGATATTAGAATTGCATTCCTAGATATTGAGGTTGAATCTGATACTCATTACTCCACAGTAAAGAATCCAGACCAACCTATTGTTTTGATTCAGCTTTTATATGACGGTATCATTTATATTTTTGGTACAGATACATATATCTCATATGATAATAATGTAAAATTTATTAAGTGTCGAGATGAGAAAGATTTACTACGAAAATTTGTTCAGCTATTTCGAAAATTTGATATTGATTTGATATCTGGTTTCCATAGTCAGGGTTATGACATACCAATGTTGTATTCCCGTATGAATCTGATTGAAATGGATGACTATTTCCGTAAATTATCACCATTCAACCTAATTGAAACTGGTGAAGAAGAAGTTTTCGGTAAGATGCAATTGCGTGTTGACATCAAGGGCATTCAACATCTTGACATCATGGAATTGATTAAGAAGTTTGATACCAAAAAATATGAAAACAATAAATTAGATACAATCGCTAAAGCAATTCTCAAAAGGGGTAAAGTTGCTTATGATGGTAAATTATCTGATTTGATGATTACTGATTATGCCAAATTTGTTGAGTATGGTTTGGTCGATGTACAGTTACTACGTGAAATTGAAGATGAGAAAAATTTCATCAAAATGGTAGTAGGTGTAGCATATATGGATAAGTGTAATTATATTGATGCATTCTCACAAGTTCGTATGTGGGATAATCAAATCATGACTCATTTGAAGCATGAGTATAAAATTCAGGTTCCATTCTTAATCGCAAAAGAAAGTGATTTCTTTGTTGAAGAAGATGAAGAGAAAAAATTTGAAGGTGCGTTTGTTTATCAACCAAACCCTAATAAGTATGAATGGGTAATGTCTGATGACGTACAATCAATGCACCCATCCATTATTATGTCATTTAATATCTCTCCGGAAACATATTTGGGGAATTCTAATAAGAATGTAGAATATTTCTTAAAAGAGTGTCCACAATATACACAGGAATTAAAAGATAACAATGCGACATCTTTAGCAAATGGGGCAATGTTTGATAATACATATGAGGGATTCTTACCTAAATTGATTCGTAGGGTATTTACCATGCGTATTGAGGCCAGAAATCTCGCTAAAAAACATAAGAAATTGGTTGAGGAATTGAAACAACAATCCAGAATTCAGGATTCGATTGAGATTCAATCTCAAATTAAATTCAATCAACGTGAATATGTTAAGAATGATACATTACAAGCAGCATTAAAAGTTAAAATTAACTCGTTGTTTGGATTCTTGGGTAATAAATTTTCAAGATTCTATCAATTGGATATGGCTGAAGGTATTACATTAACAAGTCAAGTTATGTTGAAATCTGGTGCAGCAGAAATTAAAGAGGCTATCACAGAGTATACAGCAACAACAGACCAAGTATTACTATATGGTGATACCGACTCATTGTTATATAGTATGAAATCTGTAGTAGAAAAGTTTGTACCTAAAGGTACACCAAAAGACAAAATTGTTGAATTCTTACATAGATTCCATCAAAGTAAAATTGCTCCAAGATTAACCGATAGAATGACTATACTGCAAAATAGAATGAACGCAAGAGAGCACTCGATTAAGTTTATTCGTGATGTCATTTCAGATGTATCAATCTTAATTGCTAAGAAGAAGTACATCATGAGTGTAATGGATTCTGAGGGTACGCGATATACGGAACCAGATTTAAAAGTCATGGGTGTGGAATCAGTTAAGACATCAACACCGCAATACTGTAGAGATAAAATTAAAGCAGCAATTGTTGTTATGTTATATCAAACTAATGATGAATTGGTAACATATTTGGATAAAATTCGTGAAGAGTTTATGACATTACCTGTGGAAGATATTTCTACACCACGAGGTATTACAGATATTAACAAATATACTTTGGATTCAGTAGTTGAAGATGCATTTGGTATGGATAGTGACGAATCATCAATTACCCATAAGAAGGGATGCCCGATGCACGTTAAGGCAGCAATATTCCATAATAAATTAATTATTGAAAATGATTTAACAAGATGGATTCAACCAATCGAAAATGGAGACAAAATCAAATTTACATACTTGAAATCACCGAACCCAATCAATAACAATGCGATTGCATTTGATGGTAAGTTACCAACAGAATTTAAATTGGATAAGTATGTTGATTATGGTATGCAATATGAGAAAACATTTTTAAATCCAATTAAAGCAATTACTAAGGTAATTGGTTGGAGAACTGAATCAGATAATGGAATGTTCTAGTAGTAATAAATAAGCAGTAAAATTAACCACAAGAGGAAATTATGAGTGTATTAAAAAAGATTATGTCAAACAAGCTTGTTAAAGCTAACGCTTTTGTTGACAGACCAGTACAGTATATCAATACAGGTAGTTTAATTCTAAATGTATTGTATTCCGGTAAACTGGAAGGTGGTATTGTAAAAGGTAAGGTGATGCAGATTGTAGCACCCCCATCTTTAGGTAAAAGTTTTGTAGCAATGAAGATTGCTAAAAATGCTCAGAAACAGGGTATGGATGTTTTGTTGGTTGATACAGAATTTGCATATGACCCAAAATTTGCAAATGCTGTTGGTATTGACCAAGATAAATTTGGTGTTATCCAGACAAACTCAATCGAAGATATTCAGCAATCATTGGTATCAACCGTATTGGAATTGACTCAAGATGAAAAAGATAATTTATTAATTATCATCGATTCATGGGGTAACATGGTTACATCCAAAACCGTAAATGATGCAATTGATGGTAAAGATACAACAGACATGACCATTTCTAAAAAGAAAAATTCTCTTGCAAGATTGTTGTCTGGTTTAAAAACAACAGTATTCGTTGTGAACCAAACATACGAAACTATGGACCAGTATAATCCATTGGCAGTTGGTGGGGGTAAAGGTTTGTATTTTGTATGCTCATCAATTGTTATGGGTACATCAAAAGCAAAAGATAAAGATTCATCAGGTGAAGTAACTGGTTCAATCATTTCAGCTACAACCAAAAAGGGTAGATTCTGTAAAGAAAATTCTAAATTGAAATTCTTGATTGAGCATAATGGTGGTATAAGAAATGGCGTGAGAAACAAATCTGGGATAATTCTGAAGAATTCTGGACACCAATTTTACAAAATACAGATTTCAAGAAATATATTTCTGATAAGTATACATTCAATGGTGAAATTGCTGATTCGGATTTTGATGGTTCCGGTTTGGTTGATGATGATGTTGAGGGTGACTCTGAAGCTTTTGTTGGTGGTAAAATCGAACATTTTAATGATTAACTAATCTGTAAGTTTGTAAAGAATGGGAATTCAAATTGATTCGGATTCCCATTTGTGATATAATATGATTTTTATTTGGAAAGATGTAAATGCAAACGAATTTTGGTTTAAGTAATAACTTGTTTGAAGTTGAAACAGTAATGGTACAAGTTGGTGAAGATGAGCCAGTAGAAGCAATTCAAATTGACCCAATCGAAGGACCAATGGTTGGAAATAAATTCACAATCAGTAATTTTAGATTCAGTGATTTAGTATATGACAATGGGGATAGACAATTGGCCTTTGATGTATCATTTAATGGAATTCGTTCGGATAAGAATGATGTAGTGGTAGCACATTATCAAGATACAATTACGGCAATTGCTAATAAAATTGTGCAAGACGCATTTACGGAATAAAACATATTAAAGTTTTAAATTTGGGTGTGCTGTAGGGGTTTGTACCTTCTTAGTTGTTAGTATGTCTCCTTAAGCAAGAGAAGATAAAGCAACGTGCTAGTAGATAAGGTTACTGTAAGTCTGGTTGACGTAAAGAGCAATCCCTTTAACCGATTTCTGCCACATCCAATTCCCATTTGAATTTTAATAGTGAAAGTAACACATTTTGGAAAAAATAGTTTTATCATCATTTGTACATGATTTTGAGTACAATTCAACAGTAATACCCCACCTTACACCAGATTTCTTTGAAGATGAAGCGAATAAAGTTTTAGTTACCTGTGCATTAGAATATAGTAATGCACATAAGAAACTTCCACCTAAGATTGTAATTGAAACAATTTTAAATGGGAAGTTAAATGTACCGGAGGCAATATACCAAAAGGCACATGAATACCTGAATGAGATATATTCAGAGGAAATGGTTGGAGAAATAAAAAAGACTGATATTGAATGGAAATTGATTAACAGTCTAGTTTGGTTTAAAGAACGCGCAGCATATAATATGATTTTACTTTCTATGGATATCATTGAAGGTAAACATAAAGTAAATGGTGTGGTAGTAGACAAGTCAGCAATTCCGGATATGATGCAAAAAGCCATATCCATATCATTTGACACATCAATCGGACATGATTATTTTAAAGATGCAGAAGAACGATTTGAGTTCATGCACACGAAAATTAACAAAATCCCATTTAAGATTCCAATTCTTAATAAGATTACTGGTGGTGGTATCGAACGAGGTACATTGAATTTACTTTTATGTCCTACGCATGGTGGTAAAACACTCACTATGGGGTCTATGGCTGTAGATTGGCTTGAACTTGGATACAATGTACTAGCTATCACTTTAGAGATGGCAGAGATGAAGATTGGTGAACGTATCGATGCTAAAACACTGAATGTTGAAATTGACCAACTTAAAAATATTCCTAAAAAGACATTCCTTAATAAGTTGAAACAACTTGAAGAGGAAAAGGGATATGGTAAGTTAATTGTTAAACAATATCCAACATCTCAAGCAGGTGCAGACCATTTTAGATTCTTATTAAATGAATTGGAAGCAAAGCAGGGATTTATTCCTGATGTAGTTGTAATTGACTATTTGGGTATCTGTACATCAACAAGATTTAAGCGTTCAGATAATATGTATCAAATTCAAAAATCTGTAGGTGAAGAAATTCGTGGTTTGGCTGTACAGAAAAATATTGCAGTAGTATCAGCATTGCAAACCAATAAAAATGGTATGGGTGCAGCAGACTTTGATATGACTGACATTTCGGAATCATCCGGACATGCAATGACGGCAGATTTCATGATTGGATTAATCTCTACACCTGAGTTGGTGGCATTAGGCCAAGTACGAGTTAAACAATTGAAGAATCGTTATGGTTCCGTACATGAGTTTGAAACTTTCTTGCTAAATATGGATAGGAAAAAAATGTTGGTGTTTGAGGATTCAGAATATACAAGGAACCATAATATTCCAGAACCAGAACGTAAGAATCCCGAAGCAATTATTAAACAGAAGACCAAATTTGATTCTCTAAGAAGTTTGAAATAATACTAAATATAGTACAAACTTAATAAAGGACCGACAATGGATTTAAATATTAAATTTCCATTTCATAGTGTATATAAGATGACTGATTATGGTTTATCTTTATACACCCAAGAATACGTTAATAAGTATCTTGATGAATCTGAAAAAGAAACAAAACTGAAATCTA